CATAATAAGGATATCTTACTCCTGATTCTGCTCCTCTTACATCAATAGCCATAATACCCATGTGATATTTTGACTCGTTTGGTCCACATGTTAGATAAAAATCTGTAAATGGACACATGAAATCTTCGATTCCACCTCTTATTGATTTTTGACCTTTATACCTTAAATCATCTCCTTTTTTTATTATATTTCATTTTTTTAGGCAATAGGTTGCAAACTTATTATTTTTTCTCATATTTTACCTCCTAAAACAATCCTGTTTTATATCCCACTATATAAAGTGGTACACATTGGTCATTTGTTGTGGAATTATCATTTATCTTGTAAGCATTATCAGCACTGAAAGAAGTATCTGAATTTCTATTTATTCTTCTTACCCATCTGTTTGTAGAAGATGTACTATTAAATTCAAGGTTTACTCCATAGCCTTTTAAAGTTCTAACTGACCATGCAAGTCCACCATTGCTGTCACTTCTACAAAATATTTCTAATACATCATAATCACTACTAGATAGTGTTATGTTTTGAGCAGCAAATGATGATGAAGGGCTAGTATTAGTCCATAACATTTTACCATTCAATCCATTTACATAATTATCAATTTGCTCTTGTAAAGTATCTATTTGTGTCCAATGTGCTTCTGTCCATGATTCTGGTTCAGTTATTGCTGTATTACACTCATACAGATAATAACTATATCTTACCTTATCTCCTACTTCATAAGTTGATGATGCAGAATAAAATGGTGCTATTGAATAATTTGCAAAATAATACAAACTTCTTGGTGTTAAAGCTAATGCTTGTGAGTCAGAAACTGCTCCTGTGTATAATTTTGTTACACCATAATATGTAGTTGTTGCAAGTCCACCATTTGTTGTTGCCCATTGTTCCCCATTATAAATAAACTCTACAGTTTCTCCTGATGTCCACATATACCTAGCATTAGTTGTTGTACCATTATAATAAATATCTTTTGCACCTGTACCATTTATATTTAATGTTGCTGTTCCATTATATGAATTAGCATTAGTGAAAAGAACAGTTATTCTAGTTCCAGCTACAAGGTCTGATGCTGTAAAATCTCCACAAGTTACTACTTTGGCAGCTGTTCCTGCTGATGTTGAACTTGTTCCATAAAAAACTTTTGGTATATCACTTTTTGTTGCTAATCCTTTACCTGTTATTACATTTTCTAATGTTCCTTTACCAATAAAATAATAATCACTTGCAGAACTATATGTATTATAGTTTGAATTTGTAGCATATAACACACCTGCTCCTGATATTCCTGTACCTGTTGTTGATGATGTCTTCATTACACCACCAGTACTAGAATTAGCAAAATCAGTATTACTTACTAAACCTTTACCTGCAATTACATTTTCTAAAGTCCCTTTCCCTACAAAAGCATTATCACTTGCAGAACTATATGTTGAATAATCTAGTTTTGTTGCATATAATAAAGCATTACTTGAAACTGTATCTGTAGCAGCCGAACTTCCTGCTTTAATAAGACCAGCTCTTGAAGTTGAAGCATAGTCTGTATTTTCTACATAATTAGTTAAATCTACTTTTTGTGTTTCTAACATACTCAATTTATAATAACCTACTTGAATGTATCCATTTGTTTCTAATGCACTTATTACTGTTGCATCATCTACATAAGTATAAGTAGAACTTGTACTTTCTACACTACTTACCCATAAATCAGGTACATCAACTGTTACTATATAAATATTTTGTCCTACATTATATTCATCATCATCCATAGCATTTATTGCTGTTATCATAGCAGAATAGTTGCTGTAACCTACTGCTTGATTAGCTCCTTTTGCTATGCTATTTACTTCATTTATTGCAGTTGGTACTGTTTTATTTGTTGTTTGCAAAGTATTATCTGTTATATCTTGTTTTCCACTAATATCTTGATGTGAAGTAATTACTGTTCCTAAATCTGCTTCACCACTTGTTGCTACTGTGCTTCCATTCATTTTTACACTTGTAATTGTTCCTAATCCTAAATCACTTGTTGTTTTATTTCCACTTAATGTAACACTATTTATTTGAGGTTTATTAGTTAAGTCCGAATAATCAGATGTCCCTCCTCCACCTTGTATTGTAATATTTCCACTTCCTAATAGGGAATTGTTATTAATTGTCTTAATATTAGTTCCTGATACTAATGTTTCTTGTACTCCTAAATCACTCAAACTTTTATTTCCGTTCAATTCGACAGAATTAATTTTTGGTTTATTAGATAAATTAGAATAATCAGTAGTACCACCACCAGTTGAATTTATTGTTAATGTATTTTCTTCTTGTTCTAATGTTATATTGTCTCCTGCTTCTATATTTATAGTGTTTACACCGTTTATTTTGGCATCAGCACCAGAAGAACCAGTTTCCCCTTTTGGTCCTTGAATACCTTGCTCACCTGTATCACCTTTTATTGCTTGTATTTCTTCCCATTGATTTGTAGTTTTATTTCTTACTCTTAATATTGACATTTTTATACTCCTCCTTTTGTGTATTCTAATATTACAAAATTAGTTATATCTATAAGATCAGGATAAAAAATTAAATATTGATTGTTTACAAGAGGAGGTTCGCCTAGTGTTTGACATTGAAAATATATACTATTTGAAAAAACTTGAAATACCTTATCTATATTTTGAATGTTATGAGGAAAAGCTTTTAATGTTTGCCCTTCTATTGTTATATCAATGGCTGAAGACGAATCTATATTAACCATTTTTCTATATATTGGATGTTCTACATTATTTGAATCTACATAAATGTTATTTGTTAACGTTTCTTGATAAGAATATGATTCAGGTAAACTTGCATTATTCCATGTTGCTTTTTCTGTATCAGTTACAGTTCTATGTGTTGAATCATCACTTAAATCAGATAGTTTAGTTGGGATAGTACCAGGAGTTCCATCTGGTATTATCCATACATCATAGTCACTTGTAGGTTCTGTTGAACCTTCCCATACTCCACTTTCTCCTTTTGGACCTGGTACTCCTTGTATTCCTTGCTGCCCTTGACTTCCTGTATCTCCTTTATCACCTTTTTCTCCTGTATCTCCTTTGTCACCTTTAGGAAGAACTAAATTCAATGTTTGGTTTGGAGATGTTCCTGTAATACTTGCACTTGCTTCTTCACCTTTTAATACACTTCCAATAGATAATGTATTTGCTGGACCTGTATCACCAGTGTCACCTTTAAGTCCCCTTGCTCCACCTTGTAAGTTTATTTCAATTAGTGTATCAACAAGGTTTGCAGCTACTAATGGTTCTAATACTGATGTTTCAATTATTGCCCTTGCTTAACACCTCTCTTTATAACGAAATAAGCATCATCTCTATTTCCAGGTATTAGAGAATCTCTTGTTCCATCTTCTCTTACTACTACTAAATCATATATGTAGTTTCCAGGTTCTAGGTTTTCTGTATCTGATGAATTAATAGGTATTACTCCTGCTCCATCATCAAATTCTGTTGCAGTTTTTTGTAGTATTATTGGTCCATTTTTTGTTTTTCTAAGAGTAAAATAGAGAGTGCTGCCATTAACTAGCAAATACTCTCCATTTAACTTAGGTTTTACTGCAAATGAACCTGTGTCATATCTTACTATCTCTGCATCTAATGTTCTTGGGTTTATTTTTATCCTTTAATCACTCTCCTTACTTTTATAATATTTATCTCTAAAATAATCATATAAAGCATATTCCTCAGTTGGTCTTTTTTTAGATGTATCTTTTACATAGGTTTCTTCACCATTTTTTATAACTCTTTTATAATAAGTATCTCCTATTTTTATGTAATATTCTTCTTTTTCTATGTTATCAACATTTTCTACTGTTTCTTTTGCAAATTTATTTATTTGTTTTTGGATTTCTTTTGATTGATTATACTTTTCTTCTTTGCTTAAATTAGAATTTTGTATATCTTTTTGTTTTTTATATAATTCCGATAATTCCATACTTCTTGATGTCATATAACTATTTTTTACTTTATCTATAGGAGTTGCTTTTATTGAATTTTTTTGTTTTTCTATTTCATCTTTTTTATCATAAAAATTACCAACACTCTTACTACTGTTTGCTGCATCAAAAATGAATTTATCTTTTGCTGCTGCTTTTATAGGATTGTCTGTATCACTTGAAGAACGAGGTGTAATCATAGGTAGTCCTACATCCCCAATAACTCCAGAATATTGATCTATTAAATAATTAATTGCAAGTGGAGATTTAAAGTTTTCAGGTATTGGTGCATCCTTAACTTGTTTTCCTATCCATTTACTTATTTCATCAGTCTTTTCATTATATTGTTCCTCAGTTGGTCTTTTTGATAATGAATCAGATATTATTTTATTTCCACTCCATGATTTGTTGTTTGATACTTGTGAAAGTGGTGCAAATATATTATTTTCAAATGGACTATTTGGTGCTACTTGATTCTTTGCAAAATCTACAAATCCATCAAATGCTTTTTCATCACCTTTTAAAGCATATTTTGTTCTTCTTGCTGCACTTTGGAATACACTTATTGCTCTTCCTTTAGGTATTCTTATCCATTTTCCATCTTTTCCTTTAAATAAGTAATAATTGTCTTTTTGATAATCCTGTAATTCCTTGTATTCATCATCATCATCCCACATAGCATCATTTATTAAACCTGGTGCTATTCCTAATACAACAAGTTTTCCTAATAATTGTGCTGCTTGTCTTGGATTTTGAATATCAGTAAAATTCCTTATTTGTTTACTAAACCCTTGTACTGAAGCATTTAAAAATGTAACTCCATTTCTATTTGCTGCTTTTGTCCAATCTCCACCTCTTTTAAAGTTTGTTGTAATCTCTGCTGCATTATACATAGCTTGGTCTATATCACCAGTTTTTTCCATTGTTGATATAAACTCTGCAAGTCTTGGAAATTGTTCTACTGCATTGTTTCCTTTCTCTATCCAAGTTAATGGGTTTGCTTTACTTCCTTGTTTTTGAAATTCTTGATTGTCAAAATATGTATTTTGTAGTCCTCCTAATGCTTGATATTGTTGATAATATTTTCCATTAGTAAGTATTTCTTTAATTGCTCTAGGATAGTTTTTTGCAAATGAAATAGGATATTTAGAATTTAATGGTGCATCAAAAGCATCTTTCATCATATTTGTTGCTAAGAATAATGGGTTTTTATCAGTTAATAATCCTTTTCTAAAATTATCAAATTTTCTTATTCCCTTAAATGGAAGTGTATCTTCAAATTTATAATGTTTATTTGGTTGTAATGATTCATAAATACCTTCATTTACTGGTATTGTTGTTGCTACACCTTTATTAAAGAATGTTAAAGAATAAGTTCCATCACCATTATCTTTCAATAATTCAGGATTTTGTCCAATAATATCATCTATATTATCTACAGATTGTCCATTTGCATCTATTCCTAATGTTTTTGCTAATTCTTGGGCAAATATATTATCTCTTATTGAATTTCTTACATCTAATGTATATTGAGCCATTGATTCTTTAAATGGAAATATATCTAATGTACTACCTTTAAATTCTTTTAAGTTTTTATTTACTTTTACATTTCCATTTTTATCAAATTCTAGTAATGGACTTGTTTTTGTATCAACATTTCTTTGAAGTCTAACATAATGAGGTGTATCTTTTAAAAATTGGTCTGCTTGTGCTTGTGATATTTGTCCTGCATCAACTCTAGTTTGTAGTTGATTTTTCCCATATTGCCATACATTTTCACCAAATCTTTTAAGTTCAGGATGTTCTTTTTCTAGTTCTTTAATTCTATTTAATGAATCTTTATCTGTTATAGACTCACCAAATACATATTTTCCTGTTCCATCTTCATTTAATTGGTTATATCTATCTACATTTAAGTAATGAGCAAGATATTCATTTCCAATTTGAGGATCTATTCCTTCCCATATTTGATTTAAAGACATTGATGTTTTATTACCATTTTTATCAGTAAAGTTTTCAAATCTTTTACCTTCAAGATTTGTTTGTCCTACTCCTATATCATAGTTTGCTTCACCTGTTGTAGTTCCTCTTTTATCATATTTAGCATATAAATTAGGGTTTTTTGTTTTTTTACCAAGTTTGTAAATTGTTTCACCTTTATCTACTAAGTTTCTTTTAAAATATCCTAATTGTTCACTAATTTTTGCTTTTCCTTCTTTTATTCTTTCTCCTATTGGTGTTTTCTCAGGTTTAGGCATTTCAGTTAATATTTTTGCTGTTTCATCAGACATACCATTATTTTTATAATATTGTCTCTCTTGTTCAGGGCTAAACTTTAATACTTCTTCTTTTTCCATTTCTGCTGGAATATTAGGATTTTCTCCAGCATTTTTATTTCTTAATGTTTCAATATATTCATTATTTGCTGGTATTTTTCCTGCTATAGAGTCCATATATCCATTTCTTAACCTTTGATCTATATAAAACTCTAATCTCTTTGCTACTGCTTTATTTTCTGCTCCATTATCTTTAATAATTGCATTTAATCCATCTTCTATTTCTTTATATGAGTACTTAACTCCATTCTCTCCATCTAATAATTCAGCAATATCATTAGGTACATTTCTTTTTACTCCTTTAAATTGTCCATCTTCTGTCATGTATCTTTCACCTTTTGTTGAATTACCTAAATCATATAGCATATCTTTTGCTACTTCTTGAAAATATGGTTTTACTTCTGGGTTGTCATATTGATAAGCATTTACTTTTTTACTTCCTACTTCATTAAAATCTCTTACATCACTTAAATCTCTTACTGGTGACATATTTTTTTCTAAATCTTTATTTTGCTTTAATAATAACTCATCCATTCTTCTTTCTTGTTGTTCATCTAACTCAAATGGAAGGTCTTTTAATGTATCTAATTCTTGTTGTTCTTGTTGTGTTAATTTTGCTACTGGTTTTGTTTCTACTGTTTGAGGTTCTACTCTTGTTTGTGTTTGTTGAGTGTTTATTTGCTCGTTTTCTTGCCTTGTAGGAGTTGTTTCTATTTGTTCTTGAGTATTTATATTATTTTGAGTAATTGATGGTTGAACAGGTGTTTCTTGAACTCTCTGGGCTTGTTGGTTTCTTATCTCATTTTTTGCATTTTGAACATCTTGAATACTAGATGGAGAATTAAGAATTGCTCCTGTTGCTGCACCTACTAATCCAGCTTGTAGTGCTTGTTTATTTGTTTCTTTCCAATCTATTGGTTTATCAGAATATATTTTCTTTGCTAATGGATCTAACATAGCACCTGTATATTCTTCAAGTCCTTCTCCAAATGCTCCATATCCTGCTTTTAATAAAGCATTTGCATAACCTCTACTATTTTTATCAATTAATGGTTCAACTACATCATCAAGTCCACCTTTTCCACCTAATCCTGGTATTCCTCCAGTTAAGTATTCAGTTCCTTGTTCTATAGCAGTATTTGCTAACCCATATTTTCTTGCTTGTTCTCGTGTTGCTCCTTCATTTAATGCTTCTTCTAATCCTGAACCATAACTTGATGCTCCTAATATTGTATTTGATGGTAGTTGTGATGCGTAACTTTTTGCCAAATTACCTGCTACTGCTTTTGCTTTTGTTAATCCTGATAATCCTTTTGTTGATGTCATTTCTGGAGTAAATCCTAGATATTGTCCTGCAAGTAAAGCAGGTACCATTCCACCGATACCTTGTGCAATTTGTCCACCAAAATTATCTTGCTTTACAAGTGAATCTTTTTCTAAGTCATTTCTTATATCACTATATCCTGTTTTATCTTGAAAGTCTTGTACTAAGTTTCTTTTTATAAATTCTTCTTGTTTCTTTTGATTCTCTTTTAATGCTTTATCTGCTTTTTCTTTTCCATAAACTGCTTTATTTCCTGTATAAGTTAATGGGTTATTTATTGCATCAGCCCAGTCATTTAAAGTATCTAATACTCCTTCACCAGTTTTTAATGCTCCTTCACCCATATTAGTCATTGCATTAGTTATACTTTTTTTCGCAATATTTTTTGCTTTGAAAAGTTTTCCTACAACTGGAATTGCTTCTTTTTCATTTTCAAGTGCTTCATTTAAGTTTGCTAAGTCAGTAATTGCATTTGATAAATTAAAACCATATTTTTTTACTGCACTATTATTTAAAGCTGTTTTTACATCTGTTTTTACAGTAGGTTCTACAGTTTTTATTGTTTCGTCTTGTGCTGCTTTAACTAAAGCTGGAGTAGTTTCTCTTGTATATCCACCAGTTTCTCCTGTTAATTTTTGAGTTACAATATTTCCATTTTTATCGTAGTTTACTATTTCTCTTACTTTTTCAATCTTTTTCTTTGCCATAGTAACCACCTACCTAACTCTTGTATCTTTTCCGTTACTACTCTTTTTCCATAGTTGTTCTGCTACTCCACCTTGTGATGTTTGAACATACTTAACATATACTTGTCCATTCTTTGCTGCATTTCTTAAAGCTGCGTTTTGTTCTGCTATTGTAGGTTGTTTACTAGATGTTGTTGTTGTTTTTGAAGAACCTCCTCCACTAGAAGTTCTTCCGCCTCCTCCACTACCACTGCTAAAACGAGATTGTAATTGTTGTCTTTGTAATGCCAAATTCTCGTTGAATTGTCTGATAGATTCTTGGAATTGTCTTTCTTGTAAATCCCTTTGTAATTGTTTATCTCTTTCATTTAGTAAGTTTTGGATGTAATTAGCTTCTATTTGAGCATTTGCTCCAGCTAATCCTGTATTATAAGCATTTTGTGCATCAGTTGTTCTTCTATTTATGTCTGCTATTGCTGCTGCCTCTCCAGTATTTAAGTTATTTAATGATGTATTTAGATTATTTGCATTTTGCATCCTTGCTTGTGCTGATAATCCTGAATTTGCTCTTCCTGTTGATGCTAAATACTCTTGAAAGTTTCTTGCACTTAATCTATTTTGTGCATTTGCACTTGACCTTTGTGTATTATATGTTGCTGCATTTTGTCTTTGCTCTGCTTGTAAATTACTTAATGCTTGATTTCTTGTGTTTTCTAAATCTGCTACTGCTGCGTTTCTTTGAGCTGTTTTTAATCTGTTTAAATCTTCTTCATAATTTGCCCTTAGATCCCTTCCTTCCATTGTCCATTTACTCTTATATTAGACTTTGCTTCTTTCCATTCTCCATTGATTCTTACGTATGGATATGCTTCTTTCCATGCTCCGTTAATACGTATCTTCATTGGTCTTTTAGTTATTGTCATTGTATAGTCTTTATAATTTGCACATACCTCAGTACTACCACTCATGGCTACTACTGTTTCTCTTACTGATAATGTTTTTCCATCTGGTGATAATCTTCTTAATGTTTTTCTTTCTTCATCAGTTAAAACTAATGTATATATTTGTGAACCTCTACTTGATAAATCTCTTGTTATTAATTGAGTATTTCCTCCTGCTTCTATTTTTACCCTTAAAGCATAAGAATTATATGCCGTTATATTATAAACAGGATTTGTTTTATCAGTAAAATTACTTCCACTATTTAATACAGGTAGTCTATCTATATGAGGTAGATAAGCATTTCCTCCACATGAACCACTCTTATATGATGTTGATATTGCTCCATCTATCCAAGTTGCTCCAAAGTTTCCACTTGCATCAGAATATACTGTTATATCTTTTGAAACCAATGTATAACTTCCATTACCATACCATGTTCCAATGCCAACAGTATTATCTGATACTCTTGCATTTCCCCAACTCCATGAGATACTATTTCCTGTTACGTTTAATACCCCATAGACTCTTATTACATGATATCCACCTGATGTACTTGTTGAAATTATGTCATATCCTACTTGATAATTTGCCCATGTGTCAAAGTATGATGTTCCTACAACATTCATTTAATCACCTACTCATATAACAAAAATATAGAACCATCATCTGCACTTGATGGTAGAGATGTTCCATATCCTATTTTTAAATTACTTCTTGCTGTTGCCCAATTATCAAAGTTATTATTACATTGTCTTGAATTTGTTAATCTTGAATCTGTATTTGCAACATAATTTGTTGGTATTGTTGCAAGAACTGAATCTAGTTCCTGTGTTAACGTGTTGTTTAAATAACTTTTAATGTCTGAACCTGCTTTATCAAATTTTTCCTTTAATTGTGATGAGTCTAATCCATCTATTTCATTTGGTCTATCTGATAATGCTTGTATATTATTTACATCTACTAAAAATTTTGTTAATGCCCTTATATCCCTCCTATTTTGTTAATTTTTGTCCTAATAAATAAGTGCTTATTACACCATTTATTACAGCTATTGTTTCTACTATTTGGTGTGCATAAGGTATTGTTATTCCTTCAATAGCATTTATTCCAGCAACTAGCATAGCAAATGCACTTAATATATTTAAAGTGTATTTTGCTATCTTTTTTTTGTTTTCCCATAGCCACTTCATTTTATCCCTCCTATTTACTTTCTCCAAATGATTCAACTTTCATTACAAGTTGTAATATTGTGCAATCTGTTCTTTCTTCGTTGTCTATTGTTATTTTTAAGTTAGTAAATTTTTTTGCTTTCATTTTTAATCTAAATGGTTGAGGATTATTTGATATTTGAAAACTAAAATTTGCAAAATCCACGTTATCTAATACTTGTAAATGATATGATATATGTTTTTTTACTGGTGATACTTTTAAGTTTGATATAAAACTTATATCTGCACTTGATAAACCTTGAGGTTGCATTAATACCCATAATCTATTCATTGTTTTTCTTAAATATGAAGCATCAAAATCGCTAAAACTCATTTCCCAATGTGCTTTTATTATATCTCCATCATAATCTGGGAATTGTTCTCCCCATTTACATACTTTACCTGTATTTGTTCCTGTATATACTGTGTTTCCTAAATCTTCAAGATGTGTCATATCATCTGATAAATTTAATCTTGAAAATGTTTTTGTTAAATAATTAAATATATAGTATTTTTTATCAGTTCCAAACCATAATTGGTTTTCAGATTGGTGATCTAATGTTTTAAATGCTCTTAAATCCATATCTATTAAATCTGATTTGATTTTTTGTGATATGTCTTCCATATTCTTTTCATCACGTACGTTTGTCGCTTTCCATACTATTAAAGAATTTCTATCAATGGTTACTGGATAGTTATCTATTAATTGTCCTTGCCCTGGTGCTACGTTTCCGTGTATTTCATTTAATGGATATGTACTTACTGATGGTACTAATCTTGTTGTTTGAGTATTATCAGACAATACTACATTTAAACTATCTGTTCCTATTGTTAAATAATAAGCTTCTGGTCTATTTGTTGTTGCTAACAAACGGTCATATTGTCTTGTTAAATCAGTTAATGCAAAGTTTGATGGACCTATATCAACTTGTGCTGTTGCTGGGAAGTATTCAACACTTGGAACTCCATCTTCTAATCCACTATAATAAGTTCTATTTTGACAAGTTGGATTTCCATATAAGAATACTCTCATATCTATATCTCCACCAAATACAGTTCCAAATTTCATTCCTTCAATAATGTCTCTATCTCCATCATCTAATGTCCAATAAATATCTACATTGTCCATAGCCTGACTTGGTGCTGTTGTAAATGTTACTATTCCATTTATTAAATCAACTGTATAATCAGTCGTTATTGTCTTTTCAGTTCCATTCACTAATACTTTATCTATTGATGTTACACCTGTTTGGGCTATATGAAATTCAGTAGAAGTTCCATCACCATTAAATGTTTGATGTTTTTTTCCAGTAAGCATATTTATTTCATCATATATAAGTCCTCCACCTGCTGGTGGTGTATTAATAAAAACAAGAGGTGTATATCCTTCCACCTCTTCTAATGTTGTCCCATCCCAACTCATGTATTTTCCACATAAAATATATACTTTCTTATCAAATGTAAAAAAAGTTGTTTCATTATCTGGTATTGAACCTATTAATGTTGGTTCTAACGTATCCCATTCACTTTCATCTTCTAATTCACCTCTTAAAAAGTAATATAGTTTACCATCCACTGCTACTAATAAATATTCAGTTCCTCCTAAATTAGTAGAATACATACCTTTTATTGGTTCTTCAAAATCCCAAAATGATTTATATCCATACATTTTTCTTAATTTATAGTCATTTGTTATATAAAAATTATCCATTCTTCCAGATTCGCCTAGTTCGATTTGTGTATCTCCAGTATTATGAATATTAAGACCTAAAAATTTATCTAATATAACAGGTTTTACTGTCTTTCCTGCTTTTATTGTTGCCCTTTATTCACCTTCTTTAATAATTTAATGTTGAGTCATATACATCTTCTCTTGTTTCTGGTTTTCTTGCTATTGGTTTCAAGAACATTCCTTTCATTTCTTGATACCTTTGTTCAAAATAATTTGCTAGCGTTTTATCTTCATGTAACATTAATTGAGCTGCAAGTCCATTTGTTAATAATGTTGTTGCTTTTATTGTATCTATTTGTAATGGTTCTTCTAGTGACTCTAATGTTACTGGATATATATAATCTTCTTTTTTTCTATATCGATTATCTATCCCAATTAATTCATTTTGTAACATTGTTAAGATTGATGGTGCTTTTGCTCTATATTCTCTTGTTGTATCTGCATCTAGTTCTCCACTTTCAAGCATTTCATCTATCATAGCCATTGTGATAGTGAATATTGTTTCTCCTGTCCTTTCATTACCTCCTCAAAAAAAGAGTCTTTTATAGACTCCTTTTGTCAAGAGATAAAACTCTTGAACTTTTTATCCTGAATAACTTGTAAAGTGAGAATAGATAGCATCTTTCTTTCCTTCAAGAACGAAAGTGTCATATCTTACACGACCTTCTACAAGGTTACCATTGATTCCTGGTGGATCTCTATGAATTTTATAGTCACTTAATTTCTTAGGGTTAATTGTTGCAACAGGGTGAGTGATTATAAATTCACAATTTCCTGGTAGATAAGAACTTGGTACTTTAATTACTGGTACTCCATCTATTTCTCCAACTACTCCCTTATAAGATAATTTAGTAGCCATATCACCAGTTTTAG